CCCTCCTATCCAATCCCCCCCTTCCCATTCCCCTTGTTGGTATATGTGTAATTGTGGTTATTGTTTATATGGAGTATTTGTACTATATAATGATTATATTGCTTATTTAGGATAGGTCGAGTGAGTGATATTTTTTTAATAACCAGGGGTTTTTTATGAAAGGCAAAGATAAAGTTAGTGAAAGTGCTGCTGAAGACGTAGCGGTTGGTGAATATAAAACGGTGCGTTTAAAGACGATCAGGAAGGGTCGGTACAGGGTTACGATACGGTCTATATCGAGGGCTGTTTTTCACAAGTGGTCTGAGAAGGCAAAAAGGGAGATGAGGGAGAAGCAGCAGCAGGGGAAGAAGACAAAGGAGCGTGAGTTGCGTAATCCTGAAGCGGAAGTAAAGGCGGCTACTTATTACACGTCTGGTGGGCATGTTGGTATATCGGCCATGGCGTTAAAGTCGGCAATTATTTCTGCGGCTCATAAAGATATTGGATTTGAGAAGACGTTATTGCGTAAGGCTTTTTTTATTATTTGTGATGATTTGCATGGGGTTATTCCGATTGAGGCACCTGAGCCTGTATTGCGGGAGGATATGGTTCGGGTTGGGGCTGGTTCTGCTGATTTGCGGTATAGGCCTGAGTTTGCCAGGTGGTCGTGTGAATTTGAGTTTGAGTTGGATGAGGAGCTTGTACAGATTGGTGATATTTTAAATTTGATTGACCGTGCTGGTTTTGGTGTTGGGATAGGGGAGATGAGGCCGGAGAAGGGTGGTGATTTTGGCAGGTTTGAAGTGGACAGATCAGTTGGGGTTACTACTGCCAAAGTTGATTAAGAAGATAGGCATGGCGAGGCCGGGCTAGGCAGGGCAAGGCTTGGCAAGGCGAGGCAGGCATGGCATGGCTAGGCAAGACATGGCAAGGCAAGGCAAGGCGAGGCAGGCAAGGCTAGGCGGGGTTTGGCATGGCCAGGCATGGCCAGGCATGGCAGGCTAGGCATGGCACGGCTAGGCAGGGCTTGGCAGGCGGGGCAAGGCGAGGCTAGGCGGGGCAGGGTTAGGCATGGCTTGGCAGGCTTGGCAAGGCGGGGTGTGGCACGGCAGCGCGAGGCAAGGCTTGGCAAGGCGAGGCAGGCATGGCTTGGCGAGGCGAGGCAGGCATGGCTTGGCGAGGCAAGACATGGCAAGGCAACGCGGGGCAGGGCAGCCTAATGAAAAAAAATAGCGCATGGCAGTTCGTGCGCTATTTTTTTATCTATTGGTTTATATTTATTATATGTCAACTGGGCTTTGCTTTTTGCAAACCATTGTGATTGCTTGTTAATTTGTATATAAGTGTTATATGATCACCTGCTTTCAAGCGGGGTTTTTGGCCATTGGCACAAATCAAGGTTGTCAGTACTGGTTATACACCTCGCCCATTGCAAGCGGAGCTGCATAAGCGTTTAACCAGGTTCTCTGTACTTGCGCTACATCGTCGGTTCGGCAAGACGGTGTTAGCCATCAATGAATTAATTGATTTATCCATTAATTGTCCTCTACATAAGCCCCAAATGTTTTATATGGCCCCGTATCTGGTACAGGCCAAACGTATTGCGTGGGGAGTTTTAAAGACTTACACCTATAACTTGCCCAACGTAAAACAATACGAAAGTGAGTTGAAGGTTGTTATTCCGCTGGGAGATGGGAATGAAGCCATCATTCAGTGTCTGGGGGCTGATCACCCGGATTCTTTGCGCGGTGTATTTATAGATCACATTGTATTTGATGAGTACGGCTTGATGCCTGTTTCTATTTGGGAAGAGGTTTGTAGGCCAGCTTGTGCAGACCGGGGAGGTGGTGCAACTTTTTTGGGCACCCCACAGGGCAAGAATCAATTCTACGATATTTTCAGGAGAGCGCAGGAACGCATGGCCATGAATGATGATGAATGGTTTTGTGCAACGTATCGAGCTGATGAGACCGGGATACTGTCAGAAAAAGAATTACAGAGCATGAGGGATTCAATGCCTGAAAACAAATTTCGTCAGGAAATGTTATGTGATTGGAGCGCAGGGATTGAAGGTAGCTTTTACGATAATGAAATGAAACGGGTACATGAAGAGGGGCGGATTATGTCTGTACCTTATGAGCCTTGTTTGCCGGTGTTTGTTGCATTTGATCTTGGCTATAGCGATCACACTGCGTTGTGGTTTGCACAATTTTTTCAAAACGAAATACGGTTGATTGAATACCAGGAGTTTGTAGGTGTTGGGTTGATGGATGTATTGAAAGAAATTCAGTACAAACCTTATGTATATGCTGAATTATTTATGCCATGGGATATTGGTGTGCATGATTTGTTTACTGGGAGAACGCGGCTTGAGTGTGTTCGGGAGATGGGGTTTGATGTTACGGTATCGAGTAAAAAGATTTCTAAAGAAGACGGTATTCATGCGGTACGCACGGTTTTGTCTCGCTGTGTGTTTGATAAGACTAAGACTGCTGCTGGTGTGGATTGCCTTGAAAATTTTCGTAAAAAGAAAGATGAGCGAACAGGGCAGTTTTTAAATCTGGAACATAAGGATCAGTTTGTACACGGAGCGGATTCCTTTCGCTACTTAGCCGTTTGTTACGACGAGAGCTTTAATCGGGGCCGCGTTACTAGCGATCACCGTTATTTATCTGCAATGCCTCGCGGAAAGGTTATCAGGAGCTGCTGATGGAATTGAAATGCAGAGATGCCACTATTGAAGATATTGCGCGGCCCACTCGTGTTTTTAGAAGCACTGGTGAGGTTCGGCATAAGAATGTTTTTGTTAATCCGAACCGTGGGTTATTTCTGGCGTGGGATTATCAGGAAAGCTGCGGGATGATTAACCCAATGAAACGTAAAGAAGCAGGGATTATGTCGTTATTAACTTTAGCTAATGCAGGGGTTGGCAATGAAGAGTCAGGAAATAGTTAGACGTGCTCGGCAATGTGCCGGGAATCGTTATACGATTGAAGATATATGGGAACAGGTAGAGCGTTATTTTGCGCCCTATCGCGGTCGTTTTTTTAAAGATGAAAGCAGCGAGAATTCAATTGAATGGCGCAGGCCGTGGTTGTATGACGGCACTGGTGTGATGGCTTCACAGAATTTAGCTAGTTCTTTGCATTCGAGTTTAACCAGTGCGAGTACGCAATTTTTTTCTTTTCGTTATCGCCAGGATGAATTAAATGATGATGTTGATGCAAAAGTATGGCTGGAAGAATGTGGCAAGCGTGTTTATTCTGCGTTGCAGGACTCTAATTTTAATGTAGAAATAAATGAAACGTATCAAGACTTAGTGAATTATGGTACGTCTATTATTATTGAAGAAAGTGAAACGAGCGAAGGGCGCGAAGAGTTGGTATTTAAAAGCATTCCGTTAAAAGAATGTTTTTTTGAACAAGACTTTAAAGGCCATGTGCTTAATTTTTATCGGAAGCTTAACTGGTCTGGTTTAGAAATTTATTCAAAGTTTGGTCAGGATACGCCTGAATGGATAATGGACTTGATTAATGGCGATGGTTATAACGATGATCTGAAGTATGTTGTCTGGTTTTGTATTTTTAAGCGCGAGGGGGTTGAGTATAAAACAACTGATAGCAAGATTATGGATGCAACAAAGCGCCCTTATGGGTTTAAGTATGTTTTAGAGAGTGATCCAGAAAGCGAATTGGGTGAAGAGGGTGGCTATTATGAGATGCCCGCATTTATTCCGCGTTGGCGAAAAACGTCTGATTCAATGTGGGGCAACTCTCCTGCGATGATTGCATTGGGTGACAATATTACTTTGCAGCGTTTAATTGAATTGAGTTTAGCGGCAGTAGAGAAAGCAATTGATCCTCCAATGATGACAACCCAGCGCGGTTTAATTGGTGACATGGATTTGAATGCCGGTGGCCTAACAACAGTGCGTGACATGAAAGAGCTTGCGCCTTTGCAATCGGTAGCGCGTTTTGATGTGCGCAATTATGAAGTAGAGCGCTTGCAAAATAATATTAAGGATTACTTTTTTATTAATCAGCTTTTGTTGCCACCTATGCAACCAAGCCCTGTAACCGCAACGGAAATTAGTGTGCGAATGCAGCAACTAGAAAGAATCTTTGGCCCTACGCTTGCCAGGTTGCAAACTGATTTATTGTCGCCTGCTTTGTCGCGTTCTTTCCGAATTTTGTTACGAGCTGGTCGAATGCCGGAGATGCCAGACGTTGTGGCTGAGGAGCGCGGTGAGATTGAGATTGAATATGTAGGTTCGATGGCTAAGGCGCAAGAAGCATCTAATGTAATGGCTGTTCAAAATTGGGTTCAATTTTTGGGCGGCATGGCGCAATTAAATCCGAAAGTGCTGGATGTGCCGAATTGGGATGAGATTACCAAAGGAAGCGGGAACATGTTTGGAGTGCCTGCGAAGATGCAAAACACGTCTGTAGAAATTAACCAGGTGCGGCAAGAGAATGCGGCTAAACAGCAGGCAATGGAAGAAGCTCTGTTAGCTGAGCAAATGGGTAAAGGGGCTGCGGCGATGGGTGAAGGCAAACAAGCAATGCAGGGGGCAGCATGAAACCATTAGACAAAGAAATTGCATTAGTCAGGAAAGTATTCAACACGCCCGATGGGCGCGAGTTGTTACAGTTATGGACGCAATATCACATTTATTCAGGGGTTCAGCATGAGAATGCGATGATTTTAGCTAATCGCGTTGGCAAGCTGGAATTTGTTACAACTATTACCAACACGTTATTAGGAGATTAATCATGAGTGAAGAAGACTGGAAAGCAAAATTACCGGAAGCCGTGAAGGCATCTAGTTTGTTGCAAGGGATTGATAGCGAGGAGAAGTTCTGGAAGCGGGTGCAGGATCAGCATTCTTATGCGGGCAATTCTATTCGGATTCCATCGGACGATGCGGATGAGGCAGCTCGTGCGGAGTTTCGCAGCAAGTTAATGAACAAGGTTCCTTCTTTGATGGAAGTGCCTGGTGATGATGACGATGAAGGGTATGCGGGCGCGCTTAAAAAGCTGGGGCGTCCAGAGAAGATTGATGAATATGTGCCGCCCAAAACGGAGGGTTATGAACTGAATGAGGCTGAGCTTGATCACTTGCGTGGGTTGGCTTCTGCGGCAGACATGACAAAGCGGCAATTTAAAAACCTGGTCAAGCGATTTGTTGAAGATGCGTCTGGTTCTCGTACTGAGTATGAGAATGCCAGGGCGCAAGATACGGAGCTGCTTAAAAAAGAGTGGGGGGTTGTGGCAGAAGATCGCATGAAAGAAGTGCTGGATTTTGCCAAACGCTCAGGCGCGCCAGAGCATTTGGTTAGGGCAATTGAAGCAGGAACAGCCAAAGCTAATGAATTGCTTTGGTTGCATGGATTGATTAAGTCTGGCAAGGAGACCGCTGCGGTAGTGAACCAGGATGGCATCACCACCAATGCTGCAAACGAAAGCAAGCTGTCGCCGTATGAGGCGGAGGAGCGCTTGAATGAGATATATAACAATCCCAAGCATCCTTTTCACAAGGCTGATCCAAGGGCTATCAAGCGTGTGACGGAGCTTGTGGCAATGGCCGCCGGAAACTAATGATTTTTTATAAGGGGCTGTAGAAGTGGTAATTGAATCTTTATTAACGGCGGCGGTAGTGTGTTCGGTGGCGAATCTTGTGGCGCTTATGGTGATCACAGGAAAACACTCGGTACACATTGAGTATCTAACAAGGCGACTGGATAAAGCAGGGTTCTGATGTCGTTTCTTGATTATATAAACCCGTTCAATAAAATTTTGGATATTGTTGATAAGGCAGTTCCTGATCGTGACTTGCGCGAGAAAATCAAAGTTGAATTAGCTGGCATCGAGAAAGATTTGCGCATAGCTGGCTTAAATGCACAAACCATCCCATGGGTTGATGCGCTGTACAAGATGGCCCCGGTACTCGGGGCTGCTTGTCATTTTTTTGCTTGTGTGGTGCTCATATATTTTCGTCCAGAGATTGATCCGGTTACTTTGGCCGCTCTAGGGGCCGGTGGTGCCGCTCATTCAATGAGTGACGCATTTAAGCGCCGTTAAATTAATTCTTGCTTTCTTTAAAGAAATGGGTATATATTTGGTAGATATACGGACACCTATATTTATATATCCCGTATAAAACCTGCGGTCAGTCAGGAAAAACTGGCAAGTCGATATGATCTGGTTTGATTTGACCAGGCACCCATAGGCGAAAAGCTAATCCTTTTTGTTTACGGAGTGACCTTATGTCAACCACTATTGATAAGATTTATATACAGACCTTTGAGCGCAATTTGCGTTTTCTGGCCCAACAAGAAGTTAATCGTTTACGTCCATATGTTACTGAGCGCGGAGTTGATGGTGTAAACCATAACTGGGAGCGTTTGGGTTCCAAAGAAGCCACACAAAAAACTACTCGTGCACAAGCGACCCCGGTTGCTGATTTTGTGTTCAGTCGTCGTGTGTCTTTAGCGCAAATCTGGAATGTTGGCGAATTGGTGGAACAAGAAGACCCCACGCAAGCCTTGGTGGATATAAACGGTGGGCTGAACCAGTCCATGGGTTTTGCCATGCGGCGCGCTTTTGACAATTCAATCGTTGCGGCACTTGGTGGTACTGCACTGGATGGTGATGGTGTAGCTAATCCATATCCAGCCGGTCAGTTAATTGGCACTGGCATAGCACCAATTTCTTTTGACATTGTGACCCAGGTGCAAGAGAAGTTTATGAGCAATAACGTCATGCCCGATGTGCCGAAGGTCTATGTAGTTGGCCCTGTGCAAATTCGGCAATTGATGCAAACCACAGAAGCCACATCAAGTGATTATGTGCGTCAGAAACTGGATCAATTATCCAGTACTGGCATTGTGCCGAACTGGATGGGTTTCACGTGGATATGTTCTACGCTGCTTGATTCAGGTGGCGCTGGCACTTTAAACAATTATGCGTTTACCAAGCGTGGCATTGGTTTGCAAATAAATAAGGATATCACTACGTTTGTTCAACAAGACCCAAGCCGTTCATTTGCCTGGTCTCTTTACTGCATGGCGGTGTTTGGTGCCGTGCGTGTTGAGGACGAGCATGTTGTAAAAATTAACGTGTTAAACAGTTAATGAAAACAAAGGGGCGGGGAAACCCGCCCTTTTTTATTAGAGGATAAATTTTATGACGGTTGCATCATTTGTAATGCCCTTGTTGGGCCGGAAAGCGGATGTTGTTTATACCGCTGGAATTGCTACTACGGAATTTGTGGGGGTTGCTGTACCGGCTGGCTCTATCGGTTTGCTTATTGATGAGGCGGATATTGTGCTTGCTCAGATTGAATCTGGTCAGGTGTCTGTCCCGGCGCTTACGTTGGCTAATAGCATTATTGATAACTCAAGAACTTATACCACATTGGCTACGGGCACTGCTTTAGCGATTGGATGTGTAAATGGTTCTCCGAAGACGAGTGTGAGTATGCTCAATATTCCTGATCCTGCGGTGCTTGCGTTATCTGGACTTTTTACTGATGGCAAGAATATGTCGCTTGTTATTAATGATCCGAGTCCAAAAACCACTGGCATTGCGTTTGCGGCTGCTGGTTATCTTAATGATTTTATGCGCGAGTTAGTTTCTTAGGGGGTATGTTATGAAAGGTGGGGCAAATTTATCTGATCAGTTAGCGATTGATCGTGCTGTGCAATTCGCAGTTGATACGGGTGAGGTTTTGGATGTAGTCGGGTTGGCGGCGTCCTTGCAGCTTCCTGTTGACTGCTGTCAATCGTTTGTTGATTTCTTTGTTACCAAGTATGGTTTAGAGCTGCCCGGAAAAAAGACCAAAGCCAAGGAAGAGAAAGTGGGTGCCGGTTTTTTTAGCAAGAACGCTAAAGCCGCAGATGAAAATTAAAGATGCACTTCGGCGGTGGTTGTGGGGATTCGCTCTAAAGCATTGTAAACCGCTTTCGTTGAGTCCTGATGCGCCAAACCTGGTGTTTGTTTGTAGTGGTCATGCGTGGAAGTTTACGGAGATTAATGGTCAAGGCTATATTGTGTTTAATGCTGGTCTTGAGGCAATTCCGTTAAATCCTTTTTTGCTATCCGCCCTTAATTTTTTAAACCAACACTCACACCTTGTAAGCCCAACGGTTTACGAGCGGCTTGGTGATCGGGTTCGCAAGCGAGCGGAGGCTATGCGTGTCAAATCAGGTTAATGAGTTGTGGCGAGATTATTTGTTGTTAAACCTGGCTGCTCCTAGTGGGCAGGCTTTTAATGATCTTGATTTTGATTATTTTGAACAATACTGCATTGATTTGGGTGTCCCGGCAGACACCATAAGTGATTGCTTTCGTAATGTTGCAAAGTATGCGTATGACAACTTGTCTGTTTCTGTTGCGCCAGTTGCTCCGCTGGGCCGCGTAGCAGTTGCCTGTTTGAATAGCGGCATATCATTGGCGGAATGGATTGCTGGTACCCACAGAAGTGATTTGTGGCGTGATTTTTTAATGCGCGGTGGCCCTGGTGTGATTTCGTATGCCGACCTAAGCAGTGGTTTGGACATTGCTTTAGATGCTGGCGGGACGGTGACAGGTACTTATACGCGGACTGATGCTGATGGAACAGTGTATTACGATGATGGCACCGGGTATTTAGTAGCCGCAGTTAGTAACACTCCGTATGTGCATGGTAAGTATGGAATGTACTTCGAATTTGCAAGTGCTAATTTGTTTTTACACGCAATTGCTTTAACGAATGTGATTTGGGAGCTTGCTGGCGCTACTGTTACGGAGTTACCTTTTCCGTCACCAGTTCCCTCTATTGATGCTTTTCGTTTGCAAGAGACTGTTGATGTAGCAAGCCCGCATTATATTGGAAAAACTAATATTACCAAGGCTGCAAGTGCTTACGTCACGCAATCGTGGTACGTGCATCCAGACGAGCGCACGATAGTGATGGCGACAATTTTAGATAGCGTTACACCAGGGAACGGTATTGATTGTTATTTTGATTTGAATAATGGCGTATATTTTATTGCGTTTAGAGGTCTTTATACAAATGGAGCTGCGTCAATTATTGCGCTGTCGGATGGGTGGTTTCGTGTATCAGTCAGTGCATTAACGAGCGCGGAGACTTTAGTAGATGCTGCGTTACTTTTGGTCAATGAGAATAATGATACGGTTTATGACGGAGATGGCACCAGCGGTGTGTATGTATGGGGTGCACAGTTAGAGCAAGGCACTAATGTACCTTCTACGTTAATGGCTTCTGGTGCGGTATCTTGCACGCGCTCCGCTTCATCTCTTACATATCCTGTCACAGCTTATGATATTTATCCGGCCCCTGGGGCTGCGTTTACGTTTATGGCGGAGTTGATGGACATTCGCACAACCAATTCAAATGCGGCGTTTGGACGTGTTTATGAAAGTGTTGGTGAGACTAGCAGGCGTTTAGCAAAGGGCGGTTCTCCATTATTTAACGGTCTGATCGGTGCTCAATCGGTGCTCGGGGTTGTGCCTCAAAAACAAATGCTTCGGCTTTGGCATTCGGTTGGTGCAGATAACAAGCTGGCTGTTAATGGGTCGGTGGTTGGTACACAGACGCCAACGGACGTGATAGCTGGGGCGGCTACGTCTTTACGCATTGGTGGCAGAACGGCTGCTGCTGATATATATCATGGTTTTATTAAGCGGTTTGCTTTTATAAGCGAGGCTGTTATTGCATGACGACTGAGATTGATATTTGCAATAAAGCTATTTTGCGAATAGGTGGAAATATGATTTCTGCCACAAGCGGTTTGGTAGCTGATCTGGATGATTCAAGCCTTGAGGCAAAGTTGTGCAAATTAAACTATGCGTTGATTCGTGATGTGGTAACAGAGGATCGCGTGTGGAGTTTTGCAATAAAGCGCGCTTTGCTGGATACGCCGGAAATTACTCCTCCTCTATTTGGTTTTGATCAGCAATTTGCAAAGCCATCTGACGCTTTAAATATTTGGCGGGTAAGTTACGACCAATATGCTGCTAGTTACGATGGAACGGAGAGTGATGTGCAGGGTGATTGGCGAGTTGAGGGAGATTATATTTTAGCCAACTCTGACACGATTCGTGTTGAGTATGTTCGGCGGATGGATTTAACGGATGATATAAATTTATTTACTCCGCAGTTTATTGATTCGTTTTCTTTGCGCCTTGCAGCTGAAATTTGTGTGCCGATTTCTGAAAATGCTGGCTTGTTTAAAGCGTTGGCGGCGGAATATGAAAAGAGAAAAATGGATGCTTATGCAATTAATGGTTCTCAAGCTAAGCATGAGCGTTTTAGTTCAACACAATTAACGAGGGCTAGATAATGGCTTTGCCTCCTTTACAGGATTTGCTTGATCTGCTTGCAGACAATAGTGCGGGTGATATTACTGCTGCTGACATGCAGTACATTGTCACCTCGTTATATAACGGTATTGATGAAGGCGCTGGTGGTGGCGGTGGCTCTATTCCTGTTGGTGGTTATTTATTTTGGTCTGACAGTACTACGCCAACAGGTTTTTTGGATTGTGATGGACAAGAAGTTTCTCGAGCAACCTATGCTGATTTATTTGCGTTGATTGGCACTAAATACGGAGTGGGTGACAATGTAACAACATTTAACGTCCCTGATGCTCGTGGGTTGTTTTTACGGATTCAGGATGCCGGTGCCGGTGTTGATCCAGATGCGGCTTCTCGTACTGATCGGGGGGATGGAACCATTGGCGATAACGTCGGAACCAAGCAGCTTGACGCTTTAGAAAACTTTACCGGCACGATTGCGCACGGTGGTTATGGCACTGTTACTGGCGTGTTTGAAAATGTAGGTTCGTTTGTCGGTGTTGGTACGAATGCTCAGACAAATTATACCGCTAAGTTAGACCCATCGTTACAAGCAAGAACCTCCACGGAAACTCGTGGAAATAACATGTACACTCGTTTGCTTATTCGTGCGGTTGAATCTGTTACCGGTTTTGTTAGTGATCCTATCGCATTAACGACTGGCTCTAAAGCAATTACGGCAACAGCACATGGTTTGGGTTTAACGCCAAAGCGTGTTGATGCGTATTTGTTGTGTGATATTGCTGATCTTAATTATTCGCCATCTAATCGTGTTTATTTGAAAGGTTTGCGGTGGGATGGAGCTAATAATAACGGGTTAGAGTTATCGGCTGATTCTACAAATTTGACGCCTATTCAGATCAACGATATAAAGATTCTGGATAAGACGGCATTTACGCTTAGCACTATTACGTATGCAAACTGGTCGCTGATATTAGAGGCGGCTATTTAGTTGTGGATATTTATCCAATTAAAGCGGGCTTTTCCGGCGGGGTAATATCTGCTGCCGCGACTGGCCGTGTTAACACGGAAAGTTATGTTAATGGGATGTTGGAGTGTAAGAACTGGACAGTGACCCCTCAAGGATCGTTACGGAAGCGGCGTGGAGCGCGATACATTGAGAATCTTAGAGAAGATGCTTCAGCTATTCGCTTGATTCGTTTTCCCGTTAATGTTGGTGCGGACGTTGTTGTTGTGCTGGATGGCGTAAATGTAACGCTGCATGACAGGGCTGGCATTGTCGAAGGGGGCGGCCTTTTTGGTTTTGATCCTTATTTTTCTGGTGGGGAGCAGTACTGGAAAAAGACGGGTGTTGCTTCTTTGTTTGCAGAGACAACGTATGAGGGCGGTTTTCGTGTGTTGTTCCAGCATTACCGACTTGCTCCTGGTGGTAGTGCTGCGAGCATTGGTGTGCAACAAAAGATATTTGGGCCTGCGGACACTTATAAAATAAATTTTGGTTATGCGTCACAAGCTGGCGTTGCGTCTTCTGTTAATTCAGAAGTGTCAAAGAATTATGCGGCAGTAAGCGGGCAGGTTTTTATTGGTACCGGCCCTGGGCTTTCTGATATTGCGTCTATGGAGATTGCGCCTGCTAACTGGAACAATCCCACGTTTGATGAGTTGACGTTTGTTACAACAGGGGCACCTTTTTATGTAACGCTCCGAACTAAGCCTACTATTGTGCCTGGCTATAATGATAATACGGGCGCTTTTTACGGCCCCATTTTGATAAACAGCACAACGGCATTGCCGCAATCGTTTGCGTCTCCCTGGGATGATACTGAGGTGCGGGATATACAAGTTGCTACTGACATTAGTACTGGGGAAATGTTTTTGGTGCATCCACAAGTCCCTCCTCAGTTGTTGCGATATAACTATGTAACACGGGCTTGGACGTTTGGAGTGATCACATTTACTTCGCCGCCTGCGGAGTGGGTATCGGGCAACTATCCATCTGTTGTTGAAATATTTCAATCTCGTTTGTGGTTTGGTGCTACTCCATTACAAGCAAATACAATCTGGGCTTCCAAGGTTGCTTCTTATCTTGATTTTACCCCAGGGGCTACCGCTTCTGATCCGATTGATATTAGTTTGGCATCTGCTGGAACTATTTTGTGGTTGCTTGGGATGCAACAAATGCTAATCGGGACGGCAGATGGCGAAATTATGTTAGGTGCTGAGAGTGGAACAATCACTGGTTCATCGTTTTACTTATACCGGCAAAATGGTTATTCGTCTGCTGGAATACAGGCTGCTTTTGTGGGCAGGCAGATTGCTTATGTGGGGGCCGGGAGGGGGAAGGTGCGCGTTTCGCAATTGTCCGAAGAAGCTCGCGGGATGATGGGATCAGATATTACGGTGGTGGCTTCTGAATTATTTTTGTCTGGCATTAAGGAAGTGCATTATGCGGTTGAGCCTGAATATTTGCTGTATTGCGTATTGGAGGATGGCACTGTAGCGGCGTGTACTTATGATTTACAGAATGAGCTTCTTGCTTGGCATACGATGGAAGTAACTGATTTTTCTAATGGAGTTGGTGAGATTTCATCTATTGCGCTTACGCAAGAGTCTGGTGGTCAAGCGGTATGGATGGCGATACGTAGAGCGGGGCAATTTACGCTTGAGTTGATTGAGCCTGAATTATTTACGCGGCGTTTTCTTGATTCGTATGAATATAAATCGATTGAAGTTTTTCAGCGCCGTGCTGGTGCGTTCAGTCTTGCATTTAGTTCTGCGTTTAGTGGGGGTTATGTTGCATCTCAAACAACACAGGGGATCTCTGGTCTTGATAGATTAAATGGTGTGACAGTTGGGATTGTTTTAGAGAATGCGGATACGGGTGGTGGAGCGGTACTGTATGAAGTGCTGCCGGATCAGCCTGTAAGTAACGGCATTGTTTATGTGCCGAATGGGAAGCTTGGTTTTTGCGTGGTTGGTCTAAATTATATGGCGAGTGCCACAACGTTGCCGCAAGAAGGTGGAAGTAATGCGGGTACAGCCCAGGGTAGTAAGCGCAAGTGGAACCGTATATTTGCTCGTTTGGCGCTTTCTGCAATTCCTACATTAAATGGGTACCGTCCGGCAGTACCGGCAGCTCTGGTGCCGTCTAGTGGCAATCCATTAGATGCTGATGTATCTGGTGATTTTGAGGTGCGCAATGAGGGGTTTGATGAGGGGGTGGTTGTTATTGAGCAGAATTTGCCTTTGCGAACTGAGATCGCCGGTATTTTTGGCAAATCACAATCCAATGCGGTGTAGGAGATTTTATGGCGGAATTTAGTGGGGCGGGATCTTTGTCATACGGTAGGGATTCCAGGGGTGGCGGCATGTTTGATCAGTCGTACTTTGACAATATGTTTTCTAACGCTACAGCAAGAACCGAGTTGCCTGCCTCAAATAAAAAAGGTGGTAGCGAAAAAAAGTCAAGCGGCTTTGGTGGTGGCGGTGGAGGAATGGGTGCTGCTGGTGGTCAATTGGTTTCCAGGATAGGTGCTCGTGGAGGTGAAGGAACCGGCGGTACTTTTACTCAAATGGGAGCCTCAACAGGTAATTGGATTGCCACTGTTGTTGGGGTTGTTCTCGATTTGGGTTTGTCGTCATCAATGGCTGATAGGGCAAAAAAGAAAGCGGAGAAAAAAGCTAAAGCATTTTGGGCTGATGCAACAAGTGAGCTTAATCAAATGCGTAAGGGAATGGCTCAAGAGATTAGTGGCACAACGTCCGAGATGGGGGCATCGGGTGCGTCTGTTCGCAGTGGGTCATTTATGACGTATCGCGCCGCACAGCAACAAGAACAAAATGTTATGTATGGACGGCAATATAACCAGTTTAAAGATATTTATAAGCAGATTAAAAAGTCTGGTGGTAAAGGGGGTTTGTTTTAATGCGATTGCCGGATATTAATTATTCTGTTGGAAGCCCCCGCGTTCCTGTTATTGAGGACGCTAACGCTGATATTAAAATGGGGTTAGATTTAATTGGCGGTGTGTCTGAAATTGCTTTTGTCATCAAGGATAATCTGGATGCTATTGAAACGGAAAAGCAGGGTGCGCGGTTAGCGTCTGATATGGCGGCACTTGAAGATTACGTATTATCTGGTGACAGAATTAATATTAATGATCCGCGTATGCCGGATGAGATACGTAGTCAGGTGATGCAAGATATTGATCCCGGTGATCCTGATATTGCGGTGGATGGTGATGCTACTTATATTCCGACTAATCGAGTGATGCGGGATGTAATGAATTATTACAACATAAAATCTATGCAAGGATTGGATGATGTGCCTGCTAATTACAGGAGGCAGTATGCAAAAAGTGTAAATGAGGAATGGGAAAAGTTAAAAGTTCGGGCGAATACTGCTAGTGCGGGTTATATGTTGCAGGATGCGCAGAAAGGAATAGAAGAATCTGTGACGTTGTATACACAAGCGGGGGATATGGACTCTGCGTTAGTTGCCTTAGCGAAGGGACGTAATATGGGAGTGCTGTCTGATGATCAGCTTGCATCTGCAAGCCAGACGGTTATTAAAAATTTTAGTGATCGTTTGACAGAAAAGGTTTCTATGCAGTCGCAGGAGCTTGGTTCGGCTGCGTATCGTAATGATCCTGTAGCTATTGCTGAGGGGCAGGGTCGTATTAATGCGATGTTGATGGATGGCATTGATCAGGGTTTGTATACGCATGAAGAAGCAAACAAGATTGCGGAGAAGATAGATGCTGATACGGAAGCTATGCGTTTTAGAGGGGATGTGGTTCGTATTTACGATGAGGATGGCGGTATCCAGGCGGCTAATGCTGCATTACGTAATGCAGAGAAGAATAAGCCTGATGGAGTGTCACAGGAAGATTGGCTGAAGACGATTAGTGAAGCTCGTGCGGATGTTAATAAGCGTTATTCTGATGAAAGCAAAATTGCTGCGGATATGAAGCGGGCGGTTACGGATGATGATTTAGCAGCGGGTGGCTCTGCGTTAATTAGTTATGGGATGCCGGTTGCTGGCAAGGATCAGGAGAAGCAGATGGATGCTTATTATAAGCTGGTGCTTGGGATGGGATGGGCTACTAATAATCCTGATGAGCGTTTTCAATGGCAAGCTAGTGCGTTTAAAGCGGTAGAGAGAACTGGCTACATGCCGAGTGGTATGAAAGATGATTTGGTACGGATGTTAGGAGCTGGTGCTTCTAATCCTGAATTAGCTGCTATGGCAGGTTCTTTGTACGGTCGTATGCAAAGGCTACCGAATGTAATGGATGATTTGGATTCGTTGCAAAACAGGGTTATTTTACAAGAGATTGGTAATCACGTTGAGGCGGGGTTGCCGCCTGCACAAGCGTATCAATTGGCGGTGGATGAAATTAATGTACCTAAGGCTGAGCTTGATTTAAGGAACCAGCAATACAGTGCTGCGGCAGGCAATTTTAAGAAGTCTATGAAGCGCGCCAGTAAGGCAGCAAATAATGTTTATGATGAATGGTTTGCGCGTGATCCTGCTGTAGGTAACGCATATCTTGCTCAGTATCGTGAGCTTGAGAAAACTATGTATGGCATTACCGGCGACATGGATAAGGCCAGTGCGTATGCTGCCCAGCAATTAAATAAAACGTGGCGCGTTAGTGAAATTAATGGAGAGCGTCAATTGATGCAGTTACCGCCCGAAGTTGCTTATGGGCAAGTGAATGGTGGAAGCGGATGGATTAAAGACGACTTTGAAAAATATAAGGCAGAACAGTTATCTGATTATGTTGCCGAGTATGGTGCAGAAAATATTTTGATCAAGTCTGACTATTACACGCTAACGACTGACAAGCCAAGTTATGCGGTGTTTGTGCGGCCCAAGGATGGCATTGGTGCGCCTATCCCCGTTACTACGGCAAATAATGTGAAGCGGCGTTGGTATCCAGATATACAGCAAAACACTGAGTATAAAGAGAATCGGCAAGCGGCTATTTATGAACAACAAAAAGTGACCAGCTCTGCTGCTTATCGACAGGAAGTATTTAATGAAGCGTTCGCCGGGTTAGCTGCATTGGAGGGGTTGGATGCAGGGACTACAAGTCCTGCTGGTTGGCAGGCGGACATGATGCGGATACAAAACAAATCTGCTGCTATAGCGGCCAGTGTGTTTGAGGGGTTAGCTGTACCGATGTCGTCTGAGGGCGTTAAAAGGGCCGGTAGAGGCGCGGTATCGACTGGCAAGAAGGTTGATAAGGAACTGGATGCCAAGCGTGTAGAAGCTTTTAACGATGCCTATCAGCGTAAGCTGAAGGAGATAGAAGCCAGGCTAAGAAAGCGTTATGAGGAGAAGTATCCACAGAAGCCTGTAAGTGCTGGCGCGCCTGTACGTAAGCGTGGGGCTAATCCCAAAACCTATGTGCCGAAAATATGAAGCTAAACCTTAACCCTCTTTTGCAGGATGATTTGCCGCCCCCGGATGGGGGAGGTGGTTTTGATGATTCTCTTGCGGCACCTGATTTCAGGGGAGTAGATATTTATGAGTTTTATCATCCGGATTTTCAGGCGCAAGAGCCAGCAAGTCTTAATGATCTTTTGCGTATTTCTGATGGTGTTGATAGCCGTGGTGGGTGGGTTGTTGATGCTGGTTATAACGGTACTCAAGAGGATTTGGCCTTGTCTACCGGCATCCGGGAGATACCGGAAGAAGAAGTCAAAGCTGGTCGCTTGAAAGCTTTTGTAGCCGGTGCGGTGCAGGAGAATACGTTACTAAGTGCGCTTGATGATGAGTTGAGTGATGTTGATAAGTCAGTTGATGTTAGCTTTGATGCAACACTTGAGCCAACGTATAGCATAGATACTTACGCGCCTTATCAAGCCGACCTGGTTAGAACACAAAATAGAACGGAATACGATGCAACTCTTAGACAAATTGATAAAGAGATGGAGCGTAGGCAGTTTATTGCTGATAACCCGGTATCGGGTGGTGCGGGGATGTTCTTTACGCAACTGGTTAGCCCGGAGTTTTGGGGCGGCATGTTGATTCCGGCGTTAGGAGCGGCGCGGGTTGGTAAACCTTTGGCTTCTGCTGCTGAGTTGCTTGTGTTTGGTGCGTTGCAGGAAGGGTTTTCGGAAGGGGTAAAACTACAGACACAAATTACGCGCACTAATGAAGAGGCTTTAATGAATATTGGGGCGGCTGCGCTTATTGGTGGCGTTATTGGTGGCGGTGTTGGCATGTACGGCAAGCGTCAAATGAATAAGATGGCGGATGCTACGGTAAAAGATTTTAAAGACCCAAAGCCTGTGATTAATACGCGTCAGACTGGAAGCTTGCAAGAAATGACGCCAGAAGAATTAAAGGCGTATCAAAAAGCAGGATATGCGTGGGAGTATGATAAAAGTTTAAGTGCTGCGAAAGTGGATGCTGTTACGTTGGATGATTATGCTTTAGCGCCTGCTTTGGGTTTGGAAAATATCAGCATTAATCCGGTGATGCGTTTAGCTAAGTCGCCTGTTTTGACAGCTAGAAAAATGACTTCCTGGCTAGTGAACAATCCAATGTATAACAAGGGGCAAATGAAGGGGATTAATACATCATCCGAAATCGGTTCTGTAGAAACGCGTGTATCTATTGTTAGTGATAATGCAAAGGCGTTATTGATAACAACTTTGCGGGATGAGTTTGCTAAGTATCGTGATGTTGCAAAAGTAGTGAACGGTCAAGCGAAGGCAAGTGATTTTGGTGAGCTAAAAACAACCATTAGTGATTTAACGGGGCGCAGTCAAAGAGAAAGTAAATTGACGTGGGATCAGTTTAAGGAAATGGTTGCTTTGAGCTTGCGGCGTAATTCGCAGAGCGATATACCAGAAGTGTTTGCAGCGGCTAATAAATTACGCGACAAGGTTTATATTCCGTATTTAAAAAGCTTGCAGGAATTGGAAATGTTACCTGCTGAGATAGAAGTTAATGGCGCTTATGCGAGTCGGTATCTAAATCGCGTGTGGGATGCACAGAAGGTTATTAAGGGGCGGAGGGTTGTTGATGCAAGTGGAAACTTGGTCGGTGGTCTTGAATTCAAGTTAGCTAATTATTTTCAACAGCAACAATTAAAAACAAAGCTTGCAATAGAGAAAGCTGTAAGGGATACGGGAGATTCTGCGTTTAATGTAGAGGGGATGGCGTTAGAAGCGCAAGCTAAAAATTTAAAAGATTCTTTGGAGCGAGAAGTACAAAGCATTAAATCGACTTTAGCTGCTGATTTTAATCCAAACAAGACGGCGGACGTTAAGCGTGTTCTTGGGCTGGATGACGCTCCAAAAAGTCTAGCAGTTGCTTTAAGAGAGCGTGGTGGTTTGTATGACTCTGGTGGTGAATTAGCTGCAAGGGATATTTCTAATCGCTCGTATGTCGGACTTATAAAAAAAGATAGATCAATTAAAGCTGGTGATGGTGCTGGTTTGTCTGATGATACTTTGCGGGAATGGTTATGGGATAACGGGTATACGTTTGGAGCGAGGCAGTATGATGAAATTGATTTAAGCGATGTATTTGATGCGTTAGCAGATGAAGTACATAACGGCGTTAAGGTTTGGGATGATGAAATTGCCGGTAAGCTTGGCGGTATTAGTGGTGTTTCTGACGGGCGTTATATTAATGAGCTTGAGGCGGGGGGCCTTGGCAGGCAAAGCAGTAAAGCGGATATAGAACAATATGTTTTAGAGCGCAGAGGCTCACCTGTTGGCCGTGAAGAGTTTTATGGCCAGGTTCAGAAATTAGAAAAAGAAGCAAAAAGGCTACAGGCTGAAACAACACAGTTGCTAAAAGATCGCGAAGAGATGGCGGAGTGGTTATCCATGGATCGTAATGCTATAGAGGCTTTAGCCAGGGAGACTGTAGATAATATATTGAGTTTGCCGCGTGGCCAGTTGGCGCTTGAAACGTTGCCAGATAATCGGATTGTAAAAGCTAGTCCGCTTAAATCTCGCTTGTTAGGAATAGACGATGCAGAGATAGAAGATTTTTTGGATAGCGATGTCGAGAATGTGGTTAACAAATATATAAATACGCTTACTCCTCAAATGGAGCTGAAGAGAACATTTGGCACGTCTGACATGAAAGAGGTGTTTGATGATCTGGCTAATGAGTACTCTAATTTGCGTGAGCGTGTGGGTGAGGCTATGAAAGCCAAAGGCGCTTCGGATGAGCAAATAGCCAGTGAAATGCAGCGGTTAACTAATCGGCAGATGGATGATGTACGGGATGTGACGTATTTAAGGGATCGGGTATTAGGGACTGCTCAAAGGCCTGCTGATCCTGATGCTTTTTGGCAGAGAGCTTCCCAGTTTGTTAAGCGCTATAACCTGGTCAGGCTGTTGGGTGGTATGCAGTTAGCGGCATTGCCTGACTTAGCCAGGCCCATCATGGTAAAAGGGTTTAAGCCTTATATTCGGACGCTGAAGGCAATTAACACTTCTGCATATAAGTTGGCCAAGGATGAGGCTCAGAGGGCTTCTGTTGGTTTTGAAACGCTGTTGAATGGGCGTATGAAAGGAATGGCTGATTTGCTTGAAGATGGTGCCCGTAGGAACAAGTTGGAGAAGGCGGCAGATGCTGCGGCTATTGGGTTTGGCAAAGTAACTGGAATGAGTTATCACAATGATTTTTTAAAATCGTTTAGCGGCGTGATGATTCAGGACGATATTTTGAGAGCTGCCCGTGCTGTGATGGAGGGTAGTAAATTAAGTAAGAAGCAGTTGCGGGATATGGCGAAGAGTGGTTTGGGCCGGAAGGAGTTGGAGCGTATTGCTGATGAAATGAAAGCTGGAAAGTTTACGGATGAGGGTGGGTTGTTGGTTCCGCACAGTGATGATTGGGATGCGATGACAAAGCAGGCTATGTTTTCTGCAATTCGCAAAAGCATTGATGAGGTGATTGTAACGGTTGGAAGAGGGGATGTTCCAATTTGGATGAGTAGCGAGTTAGGTTCATTGACGATGCAGTTTAAGAGCTTTCTAGTGTCTTCTCACAGCCGCGTTCTTATCTCTGGTTTGCAGGCGCATGATATGGCAGTCGCTGAAGGTTTGATTACGTCTATTGGTTTGGGCTATGCCGTGTATTCGTTAAAAAATGCGCTTGCGGGCCGAGAGAATAGTGATGATTTTGGAACACAATTACTGGAAGCCAGTGATCGTGCGGGCGTGTTTGGTTTGTTGGGTGAAGCGTATGCAGTTGCTAACAAGGTGAGTGGTGGCACGTTGTCTGTTGTTGGTGGAGGGGAGCAGTTAACCAGGATGCAATCCAGGAACTTAATGGATGCGTTCCTTGGGCCATCATTTGGCATGGCTAACGATGCGTTGGCTGCTAATCGTGCTTTGTTTACGGGTGATGTATCGGAAGGCGATGTTAAGACGTTGCGTAAGTTATTGCCTTATCAGAATCTTTGGTATATGGATTTTTTGTTCGATGCCTTGCAAGAGAAAGGCACAGATAACTTTGTAACGAACTAGGATTTTATGATGAATGAAAAGTTAATAGCGATGGTTAAAAAGAATGAGGGGTTGCGACTTGAGCCTTATAAGTGCAGTGAAGGTTTTTTGACGATTGGTTATGGTCGCAATCTGCAAAGAAGCGGAGGTGGGATTACCCAGCAAGAAGCAGAATACTTGCTTGAAAATGATGTGGCGATGGCTGAAGCGATGTGTGAAAGAGAATTTGAGTGGTGGGATTCTTTGACGATTGCAAGGCAGGCCGTTTTGATTGATATGGTGATAAATCTTGGTATAAGTGGTTTATTGGGCTTTAAGAATATGTTGGCTGCTATTAAAGCAAGAAGCTGGCAGATAGCCGGTGAGCATTTGGTTGATAGTCTGTATGCAAAGCAGGTGGGCGAGCGCGCCCAGGTTAATAAACGCATGTTAGTTACCGGCGAATGGCCGTGAAATATAAAATCAGGTGTCAGGATATTAAGCTGGAATATTCTGGCGTCATTTTAAAAGCCAGCGATTTTCTAATGAGGTGATTTATGAAAAAGGGTAGCAAAATTAAAGGCAGTGCGGGCAAGCCTAAATACACCAAGCCTATGTCAAAAAACATGGGGCCAAAAGGTACGCCAACTAAAATGATGAAAAAGAATGGGAGGGGACGCTAATGCCATACGATAGTGCAGGTAAACCAAAGAGCGGAGAGGCTGTTACTGCCAGGGGCGAGAAAAATGGCAGCCGTGGCGGCAATGGCCGGGATATGAACGATGAGCCTTTAACGATGGGCGGAAGGTTAAAAAAGCTTGGGCGCAAGTTGTTTACGGATGATGATGTAACCCGTGCGCGCAATGAGCGAAATGAGCGGCGCAGGAAATACGAAGAATCGCAAGGCGCTTAAAGTAAAAAGCCCCGATTAAGGGGCTTTATTTATTCAGAGCCTGGTAGAGGGTTAGCTTTTCTAAACTCTTCTCTTTTGTCTAGCAATGCCTGGCTGTGTTTCTCGCGCCATTTTTTGTTGTTTTTTTCTAAAAAAGTGCCAAGTTCTTTTTTGCAATATCTAGCTTCTTTTTGCAGATAGGCCGGATCAACTCTCATGTATATATCCTTAATAAACAGGTCGATTGGATCAATAGATTCCCTTTTCATGTATATATCCCTAATAAACAGGTCGAATGGATCAATATATTCATTGCTGACAGATTCCTGTTCTTTTTTCAGGGTTGCCCATCCCCATAACAGCATGGCAGGCATGACTATCAGGAGGCTTATTTCAAAGCTGTAGGACAGAATAAAGTCTATAGGGTTGATCCATGCCGGTATCCACAAAAGAGCGTCTGAGGGCACGTAGAGGGCTACAGCTTTTCTTGTGAACCAGGTGATTACAGGGATGGTAGAGGCAAGGGTGATGATGGTTCTTGATTTCATAATAGTTCTCCGGGTTTGGTGATGGTTATTTGATTATAGAGCCATTATTTGACATAAAGAAAGTCTTATTTCGGGTTGGGGGGTATTATTTGACATTACTCTACTACCGCAATCCGCTCACCAGGGCTTATGAGAGGCTTTTCTAATAGCCTCAAAATTGCCCTCTGGCGTTACCGTTCCAAGCCAGTACACCATTAGCTCCTGACCAGAAAACAGCCCTACAACGGTCTCTATTGGCACATGGAGCAGCTTAGTTTTAGGCTCATTGCGAATGAATGCAGTGGCTGTATTTCCACCCAATGAACGCTGTATTTTAAAAACTTCTACCATCTTGACCTCGTAAAAAAGGGGGGCCGAAACCCCCCTATCCCGACAATTACCCACCGGAGAGGAGGGCTTTCATCTACGCAGGGTACCACCCCAAACGTGCCAGCAATATACCAAGGTTTCTGCATCTTTTGGTATATCAAAATGGTACGGATGAAGAGGCTCGAACTCTCGACCTATGCCATGTCAAGGCATCGCTCTACCAACTGAGCTACATCCGTAGATTATGCGTTTAGCACTCCTATGCTGAGCAAGTTGAGGGCTAAACTTATAAACCACTTATGCGGGACTAAAGTCTTTAGTCCGCAACCAGTTACTTTTAGTCCCATGACTGTAAGCAACTGATTATAAAAATGTTTTATTTTTCGCATCGTCCATGTCAAGGTGGCGTTTAGTCCTCAATATTTCGGTGCAACTTATTGATTTTTAATAAGATAATTTTTTTAAAAAATTTGTACGGGACTAAAATTATCAATAATAAGCAAAAGTATTGACTTTATTTTATATAATCATTATAAAGCTTCTAAGCCAATCACGAGGGAGCTTTATGACAAACTTTCGCACCATAGAAACAGCGGATATTCTTTACTATATACACAAGTCAAAAACCCCATTGGGGCCAGCTCAGTTTGTCAAAAAATATGGGCTTTCCGATGAGTACAATATGGACACTCGATTTCAGGCAGCCAAGGCTAGAGGTTTTTTAAAGAAAGCAAAAAAAGACCCAAGATTCCAGAGATTGCAGCCGTATCAATTAACCGCCAAGGGCATTAATTTTTTCAAAGAATCTGGTGCCCCCATTATGACGGTAGAAGAAATGGTCAAAGCATCAGGTGCCCCAAACTCCCCTTATAAGAAGAGCAGGCGAAAATCACCTAACCCCGCTTTAACCACTCAAGCCGCCGGGGCCGTGAATGGCTTTGTTGCCGCCCTCGAGGAAGGACAGCAGGCTATGGAAACAGTTAGGCAGATGATTAATATTGGGCAAGCATTTCTATCAACCATAAACAAGGAAGAAACCAATGAGCATTAAAAATAGCATCCTGTCGGCTATCGCTGAAAAAAGACGGTCTGCGGTTGGCAACAGTAGCCGCACCCTGGTTGACCTCGCTCAAGACCTCGTAAACGCTGCTGGGGGCAAAAAGAACGCAAAGAAGATAGCGGAGGAGTGTTTTATGGCCACAGCTACTATAGAGCGTCTGGCGGAGGCTGATACCAAATATGATTCCTATCAACCCAGGGCGCATACCATTGAGAAGATATTAAGATATTCCAACATTCGACTAGATGCTTCAGGGGAACCCATTAGTACCAGGTTCCAAAATAAACCACGGGAGTAAAAGTGCCTGAACGATAGAAAGGATTGTTTCATTGTGAAAAAGCATAAATTTATTACTGAGCTTAATTCTAGCCAAGCCTCTGGTTTTTGGGTGAGAATAGATTTCTCTCAAAAAAGCCACGGTACGCCATATCGGCACCAAAAGTTTTTTTCAAACAAAAAACATGGCGGCAAAAGAAAGGCTTTAACAGCTGCGATTGAGCATAGAAATATTTTCCTTAAAAAAAATTATGGCGGCAGAATAGATAAGCTTTATAACGGCAGGAGAGCACCAGTTAAACCACGAACCAAAACCGGCCTTGTTGGCATTACTGAACAGAGATACTTTAGAACAATTAAAGGCGGACTAAGAGAGCACCACTGTTATTCGGTTAACATCGCCCGTTTAATTAATGACAAAATGGTGTATAGAAATACTGCTGTAAGCATCCCGTTTCACGGATACCGTAACGCCTTAGCTATTGCCAAGGAAAAATTAAAGCATTACAAAAAGGAGCTTGCGATGCTTGAGAAAAAAGAATGGATTAAAGTTTTTGTTAACTAACCCGGAGAGAAAACTATGTTAATACTGTCGCGCAGAGTTGGAGAAAGGCTCATCATTGGTGAAGATATTTTTATTGAAATTCTTGGAGTAAATGGACGCCAGGTACGTATTGGCATTGATGCTCCCAAGGACATCAGCGTCCACAGGGAAGAAATATATCAGCGAATACAACAACAGGGGCCAGAAGAAGAAGAAAGGTATATGGCTAGTCGTCCCGATAAAAAACCAACCATAACCTTCAGAAAGCCATTTGAGGCGTTTTAAATGGAGCCTTTCAAAATTCAGCGCCCATTGTCCGGGGATTTGAGCCGCGCATTAATTTATAACCGCAGCAGAAGCGTGATCCTTATGGTACCCATAAAAGACGTTATTGGGCTGTTTGATTGCAATGAATTAAAAGCATATTGGAGGGGAGAGATTGATATTGATTGCTCTTTTAAACCCTACGAAAAGATTAAACAGCAAAATTGGTAAACCTTGATAAAACCGGAGAGAAAGCAATGAACGAAGAAAGGCTTAAATCAGTCAAAGAAGTATTTATATTGATGCAATCAGATAATACATTCAGTGCCACAATAATTGAACAATATATTGCATCTTCTGAACCATGGATAAAAGCGGGAGGTTCACTCATTGATGGCTTCCCGAAATTTGGTAAGCATTCTGGCTATGCTGCTATTGCTGATTTTTTTAACATGTATCACATGATTGCCAAAGGATTGTGTTGCGCTAGCCGTGAGTATGCTCAACACATGTACGGCAAGAATCGTGAACTTGTTACTGCGAGGGACGTAGCGAACAAGTTACAAGAATTGATTGACGAATATAATCACAGGCGGCAAACATAACGGGATGCGGACGCTCACCTGTTGGCTTGGGGTATGTATCACGTAGTAACTCCGCGCCAAACGTAATCACCCTTGTCTTCTTTAATTGCTGGCTCTGCATCTTTGCAAGCACACTCAAGCCCAACAAATCTGTCAGCAACTGGTAGCCAAAAGTTTCTAACAACTCCGCCCGGTACGTGGTTATCTTCTTCCGCGCCATAAATTTCAAATTGTTCAAGCACTGTTTTTGCTTCTTGAGACGTACAGCGCCCGCCGTTTTTTGAAATACTGATATGGTATTCGGCGCCACGATCAATTCCATCAGCATCTTTCGCAACCTCAACCGCGCTTATAACCATGATTTTGGTTTGTGCATGGTAAAATCTGCGCCCCGCATATCCAAGCGTTACCCAAGCCGGTGGCGGCTCTAGCTCCATCCAGTCGCTGCAAGTTGGCTGTAACGGCTGGATTATTGATATTGCGTCTGTGATACCTAACATTTCTCTACTCCTCTTTAGCAAGTATCGAGTTTGCAAAAGCAATAAGACTAAACCCATCTAATGATGTTTTATTTCTTTCAAATCCTTCAAGCCTACCTATTGCATCAAGATACTGCTTAGCATTTTTGTATCCTTCTGTTGTCATTTCAAACATAACAATATGCTGTTGCCCGCTCGTTTCGCTCACTGGCGTGGTGGCGTTAATCCAGCTTGTTATTTCACTTAGTTTCAAGCAGGACTTCGGTACAGCGTCTACGAAATGGCTCTGGCCCACCAGCTTGCAAGAGTAGCAATCTCTATAGCCAAAATCCCACACAACAAACTCTGGGCAGCCAGACGCGCTGCAAAAATCCGTTACATCTACCGCCAAGTGTGCCATGTCTGAATTACTCATCACTCTCTCCTCGGTTGGTTGTGGGTTAGATCGGCTTGCCAGCTTTCGTCATTACGTCAATGCGAAACTGAGCGCACATTTTCTCCAGTGTTTCCACGCTTAATTCTGACAAAGGTATGCTTCCAGCATCGTGAAAACCATCCTGCCTGCTCCCCGGCTTCTGCACCGGGAGCACAAAGTTAGGCGTTCTAAATGGCTGCAATTCAATTTCGTGTTTCATACTATCCCTCCTTCGGGGCGTGCGCATCTTATCTCACTCATCTCAACCTTAGCATCAAGGGCTTTGTCTGCTAATTCTGAGGGTTTTGCCTGCTAATTCTGGATGCTGGATTTCATATACCGACTTCAGGGCATCCATCGCCGCTATTACATACGTATCATTACCAGCAAAAGAAAGCTCAAACTTTGCTTTTTGTATTGCATTCCCAAGCAGCCCAATCCGCCTGTCCTCCTCGGCGAGTCGTGATTGCAGAAAATCTACCATTTCCGCTAACATCAATACAGCCCTTCGCTGTACAGTTTTGGGCCGTCCAGACCATTGCCACACGCCTCAGGGTATCGAAGCTGGCCAGATGCCAGCGCAATCTGATAAGCCTCGTAGCGGCTCATAAAGCTCCCGTACTGGTCAACGAATCCCTGATCATCATCGTCGCGTCTGCTAAACTTTTTGCCATCATGCCTTGCTGCTATCTGTCGGTGCATGTCTTTGCTGTAATGCCGTATGCCAAGCAAAACATCACCGTCAGCAGCTCGTATTGCCGCGCATACAACTCGCCTTTCTGATCTGTTCATAAATCCCACACGACAAACTCTGGGCAGCCAGACGCGCTGCAAAAATCCGTTACATCTACCGCCAAGTGTGCCAGGTCTAAATTACTCATCACTCACCCCGCTTGCCGGTTGCTGCTAGCGCCTGAGCTGACCTATCAATCGGTCGCGTTTGGCTTATATGGTATTCGAGCGCGTCACGCAGTAAATCAATCTGCCTGTCCGCCTCGGCGAGTTGCTGCTGTAGGTCAGCTATTATCGCGTCATTTTCAGCACAGAATGTTTCCACCACAAACGATAGCCTTACAGAGCCTTCGCTTTGTGGAAGCTCGCCTATCCAGTGCTTTACAATTAAATCTAGCGTTCTGCTACTCATCCCAACCTCCGCCCCCTAGCGCTTTGTCTAAATCATATTTCAACTCGCAACAATTGTTCGGAATGACGCTTTTTGCACGAATTAGCAACTCCAACAGTCCCTTGATCTGCCGCTGTGATTCCGCAAGCTCGGCTCCTAAGTCAGCCGCTATTTTACGAAAGCCGCTGCAAGTCATTTGCTCCATTTGAAGCTGCGCCTCTAGCTCGGTGCTCGTCATTTTTTTGGTATGTTTACTCATGTTCAATAGCCTCGCGGATTTGTGCCTTTCCGCCTCTTCTTCGGCACCCAAATCTTAAATAAGTCGCATTCAGCACATCGTACCTGCCTGTGTGTCTTGCTCATCCTTTTTGCCCACTCGTGCCATTGGAGATACCCATCCGGCTGATTTGGCGTGTGGTTCTTGCAGTTCGTCGTAGCAGCTTTCAAAATCCAGCCCTCAGAAGTGTTTAGAAAATTTCAGACCATCCCCGTTCCAGGTGCTTCAATAACTCTATTTTACCAATACCCATGCCTTCCCCGTTTTCTCTTTGAAGCCAGTACTTTGTATTCGATTCGGGAGGATCAAGCTCATAAACATAAAAGCCCATAAAGCTGAATAACAAGGTTCTGGTTGGCGCCGCCAGTTGTTTTAGTTGATCTGCTGGCAGCTCATAAGTGCTAAATACTGCACCACACTGCCTGGATTTGCATGTATAGCGCCTCCATACCATATTTTTCGTCTTTAAATAGCGCGTATTAAAAATATGGGTGGTGCCCCCGCATTCAGTACAAGGACGGCTCATAAGACCGTTTCCGCTTCTATTTCTCGATTAACGATACTATCCCTCACAAAAACAATGCGGCTGCCTATAGGCTTGGCAGCATGCTCTCTTTGATAAAAGCGCTTATCCATTAGCTGCCTGAAATGCCAGCTACGGTAGTGAACTGACATATTGGCTCCCTGAGCAGAAGCGGCAGGGGAATGCAGCACAACAGGTTTATGGCTTTTTATGTAGCGGCTATCAAAATGCTGTTCTTTAAAAGAGAAGGGAAGTCCTTGCTTTAGACGTTCTGGCATCGCTTTTTTGTATAGCAATAAGGCACCCACCAACCTTACCAAATCGAATTGAAAACTCATTTCTGGCGCATCAAGATGAATCCCGGCAAAATAGTTAAACGCATTGGTTTTTTTCATATATGCGTTGTATTCGTCCGCACTATCAAAGCTCAAACACTTATTTACATTGCTAATAGGCATGGCCATGCGCATATACTCGCAGCTTCCATAGTGTTCCTGATAGCATATATAAAGGCCCAGGTGTTCTGGGTCTTCCCCCATATCCATATTGCATTGCAACTTGCCTTTATCTATCCATTTTGCATAGCTGTTAATAACAAAGTCTGCTCTATCAATATGTTTGCCAATAACAACCAGCGCACCACTCGTTACTTTTTGATTGCCCAGTGTTAAGTCGTCCGGCAAGCACAGCATAAAGGTTTCGCCATTCTCGCAAGCAGCCCCAAGGTCATTAATGACAAAGCTGCTATCAATTAATGCTCTGGCTGTAGCGGAGGAATCAAAAAAATAAGCGTGTTTGCCATTCTTTAACCAGTAATATTCTTCGGCATGAATTAAAAACTCAAGCGTATCGAGCATACGCGGCTCTTTTTTGTTAATAAAAGTCATGGCCCGTTGAAGCGCGGATTCGGTGGTATCTTTTTTGGTGATATTAATTGCTCCACTTTTGCGCGCCATGCGCGTCAATAAATCCATATTAAGCAAGTACGGTTTATGCCTCATGCCGCACCATCCGGTTCATCATCGTCATGGGCTTTCATTTCCGCAAGGATGCTGGCAGCTTGCTCTTTTGTGTATTCATCATATTTCATATAGAGGCCACTTTCTTTTAAATACTTATCGAATGCGGCATCATTCCTTTTATTGCGCATTGCATCAAAATCGATAATATTACTCATTGTCCACCTGCCTTTTTAATCGCAATAGTGCTGGTTAGATCATCCTGGTGCTCGTCTTCCCACAGCGCATGGTTGCGCATATCTTCTTCAGTCAGACAATAAGCAAGCTCCTCATATTGAATAGCATGTCCATCACCATATTTATTGGTAGTGCTTTCGTGCTGGTGCGCAGCATCTTTTTGAATGTCTTTAATGTTGTGGCCCAGGTTTTTACGGGCAGCTACCCACAGCGCTCTGATTTCATGGAATGAACATTTTTCATGCGCCGCCAATGGCTCAAGCTCCGGCAACCTGTTTCTGTACTTTTTAAATGTTTTTGATAATCTGTCTTTTGTGATTTGTGAATAATGGGTTTTGCCTTTTGCTTTTCTAATGCGAGCCGTGTAGTCATGAATGATATGAATGGCAGGCCGTAATTCCACTGCCTCTTTTGTTTCTCGTGCGGCCAGGTGTCTACTAATTAATGCGCGATTTACTATATCCAAAATCTCACGATTATTTTTTAAAGTAATTTGTTTGTGTGCCGCTCTAACCAATCCAAGCTGGGATTCAGATTTGTGAATAACCGTCCTGATCTTCCCATCTACAATATTGCCATTAAACTCAAGCGAAACTATATCTCCGCGCCGCAAACCGGTTACCAGAGCAATTGTCATGGCATCCGCCAGCCACTGCACCCCATCATCTATGGCAAGTTGCCTGATTTTATAAAACTGCTGGATAGTTATTCGGTTGCGTTTTTTAGGCTCCTCTTTCTTGAAGTTGGCAGAAACGTCACCGTTTCTGAAATTAAAAATATTACGCTCAAGGCCAGTACATCCTTTGAGCAACAAAAAGCCGACAAACAGTTTTAATATATGTTTATGGTTTCTTTGTGTGCAAGGAGATTTTATATAGCAAGGTTTGTTAAATTGATTTCTGTTATGCCACCAGTCGGTTAACAAGCCGTCTGTTAAATCTCGTAAATTAATGTGCTCCAATTGAGCTGCCGTTTTTCTGACAGCCGCACACTCTTCAATGAAGCGTCTTCGCATGTTGCCAGAGTTTTCTCTGCGCCTTTCACGCTCGCTTTTTATAAATTCTTCAGCTAATACAGTAAGACCACTAGTTTTTAATTTTGGGCGACACTCTTCAGTACTGAATGCTTTGTTTAGGTCGTTAGCAATTTTGATGGCTTCTTCCGGCAAAACAATGGCTGGCAACCCCTCAATGAATTTTGTAAGACAGCATTGCTTACCATCAAACTTTGTTGGATGCCTGTATCTCCATTTGCCATAAATATTTTTATTGTTTTTTGATAAACCGGCAGGCAATTCATACATGATATTTGTATGGGGGTCTAAGTAGGTTCTGGTGCTCATAATCTCTCCGGTTTTGTTGTAGGGTGCTCTATTATATATCCATTATATACGGCGTCAAGGGAGAGATTGAATCTAGCTTTTTAGTCGATACCGCCCAGCAATCAAAGGGGCTGTAGCGTTGGCGGGGTGTGGTTTTGGTGTCCTGGCGGGCTTATCCAGCGTATCGCTCTCAACAAAGACAAGGCGCCCTATAATCCTCCCTTCTATTTCCCCTCTGGCTATCCATTGCGAAATGGCAGCGCTAGAAGGGCGCGAACCTGACTCAAAGTTTTTCTCGGCCCATTCCTTCGCTCTGACTAGTGGCATAACAAAATAGTTCCTCTGTTATTCCAGGTACTGATTGCTTCATGAGCGGTTTTGCAGGGAATGGTTGAGCTAATTACTTTACAGCGCTCTTCTTCGTCAACACACGTTACATAGTAATGGCTATCTTGTCCTGATCTAAATAACATGGCAGCCCCTTTGCAAAATGGGCATGATTCAATTTGATAGCTTGCATCATCAATCTGCTTGGTTTGCGTTTTCATTATTACTTCACTCTCTTTTTCAACTCTTTGTCGTTCTCGTAACACTCGCGGAACAAAAGAAATTGTTTAGCAGCTAATTCCAGTTCTTCAAAATAATGCACTGAAAAATCAGGGAAGTCTTTAGAAAAGCGGCAAAGATAAAAGCCACCGTTAATTATGGGATGATCATTCTCTTCCCACAGGATTTTGTATGCCGCTAACTGCATCAAATAATCCGAGTACACGCTGTTGCTGGTTTTCCAATCGAGCAAAATATATTTGCCGTTCAGCATTCCAATTGCATCCGGGGTGCCACCGTATTGATAGCGTTCGGAAACCATTTGTATTTCCTGATACTTGCTGATGATTTTAATTTTTGTTTGGTCTTTCCAATCCCTGAACATTTGAAACGCATTGAGCGCCTTTAATGCCATTTCTGCTTCTACGTTATCAAGCACCTTCATCGGATCTTGATCATTCAAAAAGCGCTCTACCATTTCGTGAGCAAGCGTTCCACATTCTGCGGCCTTGTCTCTCTCTTCGTACAACGTTTTGCCATCCGCACCTTGTTTGTGTGCCCAGTGCAGGAGGCCGCCACTGTCTTTAAATCTGCCAATGATGGTGGTTGTACCTGGAATTTTTTTTCCGTCTGCGTTTTTATAACCGAGCTTCGGTGTTGCCATTTTTTTTCTCCGATTGAAAGTTAAAACTAAGTTGGTCTTTTTTTTCTAACTGCTCATACCAATATTTATATCTGGCACTGTTTTTTTTGTATGGACAATTAAAAAATGCGTTGCCCGTTTCAATTTGCTTGAGCAATTTCTTTTCAGCTGCCGAAAAGAGTGAAGTCATTTTTAGTTGCTTCCTGTTATTGCCATCCCTGGCAGAAATAATTAACTAAAGGGGATGTCGTCAGCTTCTGAATCAAAAGCCACATCGTCCGTTATGGGCGCCATTGATTTTTTATTTATTTTTGCTTGTAGCCACTCTGGCAGTTTTTCATATACATCCCAATCGGGTTGATCCAGGTCAAAAAACAGGGGAGAGTTTTTTAGCGGACTAGCGCTCATGTTTTTTGGGAGCGCGCTAATGGTTTTAATTTTGGCTTTAGCTTCCCCGCTTTTTGTTTCATGAATAACGCTTATCAAGCACGGCGCGTTTAATATTTTGCGAAAATCAAAGTTCTCTTTTTCTGTGTCAGAAAGCTTTCTACCCGCAATTCCTTCCAGGTCTATACAGAGCGTGGCTTTTTCGTTGAGAGAGAGGTTGTAGAATTTATTTAATATAAAAGGGCGTCCGTCTTCCATCAGCTCATCCACTAACTCGTAAGAAATAATAATCTGATGCTTATCACCGTAAGCCTCTGAGTGCTGGATGCCAATATCAACTAATTGATAAGGGCGCGCCGCATGACTTCCTTCCGGTGCTTGTACGAACGCGGTTGATTTATAGGATGCTTTCATTGTGTTTCCTCGCTGGCTGGTTGGTTGTATTCGTTACCCCATAACGCCTCGATAACGCGATACGACTCATACGCAAGGCTGTCGGTAATCGGGTTATATGGATTGTTAAATTGCCCTTCTTCGTCTATGTCTCTCATTGCTTGACGCTGTGCAATAGAAATACATTCGTAGTAAGACCGATGCGCCTGGACTGACGGGGAGTTGCTGTTTTGGCTCATGGCAAGCGGTCAATCTTTTATAGACTGAGCGCAGAGTATATGATTAATATATAATCGTCAAGAATTAAATATATATTCCTTATATATTATATTAAGTGGTTGATAAGTGCTGTATGCAGGTATATATTTAATATAAAACCGTGACAGGGGCGCTGTATGTTGAAGGCTGAGGTTGTTGAAGGGATTGCTGCAAAACTAATGGGCGCGTGTTGGTCGTGCTCCCAGAGGGAGCACTGTGAAATCATAGGCCACTCGTTAGTTTGCGATTTTAGAAACGCGAGAAAGTGTCAGCGTACTTTGAATCTGGGAGGGGGAGACTTTGCCCAGCGGGATCGCGGTGTAAATAATATGTCTTAAAATGTCGTTATATAGTGTTTGGTCTATATTGTCGATTTGCATTTTGTTTTTCTTCAGGGTTTCGTTGAGTACCCTTACCGCTTCCAGCATTAGCTCTATTGTTACATTATCATCTCCCAGCTCTACGGTGTGATCCATATCAAGCCAGTAATCGGGCTTATTAAAGCCTTTTTCGATGCGCCTGGCGATTGTATCCCCTATATTAAAAGTTGGGTGTGGGCCTAATAGGTGAGTGACTTGCGCGCCACTAATCTTTACTCGTGCAGCAAAGTCCCTATTGCTATCACACTGTTTTAATAGCTCTCTGGCGTTAATTCTGCGTTGTTCTGCGATGATCATTGGCGTTTCTATGCTCATATTAATCTCTCCGGTTTTAGGTAGCGTTGGTAGGCGCTATATAATCAATATATAGTATTCATCCAAAAAGTCCAATCATTTTTTTAAAAAAATATTTTTATCCTTCTCTGTTTGTTTATATTGAGTATATAATCGTTTTGTGTTTTTATATATATAACCTTTATAAAGGGGGGTGCCCATGGTATTTATTGAGCCGCAAGAAGTAAGCAACTTATACGACTATTTAACAACTTTGACAACAAAAGAACGTGAGCAGCTTGCGCGGGAAACAAATTATTCTGCCGCTTATTTCAATCTGCTGGTGTCTACTAAAAAAAACCTGTCAGAGTTTTTGGCTATAAAAATTGAAGCAAGTAAATTCAACCGAACGCCATCAAAAAATGGAGCACGGGTTACAAAAAAGATGCTGGAAGATCACATTAATTTACAGCGAAGTATCCGTATGCGATTGAGTGAAAAGCGCGGGGTTACAAAAAAGCGCAAGTGAATAATTATTATGTCTGCTGTAGGTGTGAGCTTTGCGTTAACAAGAAGCGGATTAACTGTCACCGAGCGCTTAGTGCTTGTTGCGTTGTGCCATAAATTACGGGATAACCAGCGAGTTTATAAGTTGATTACGAGTATGAACGCACTTGTTAAATTGTTGGAACTGCCAGAAAAAGAATTAACAAAAAGCCTGAATGCTTTACGAAAGAAAGAAATCATTGCCTGGAAAAGCATTGTGCATCAAAACAAAACTAAAACAGAGGTGCTGATTAATGTAATTGATCCGTTTGTTGAAGATCACCAGCAACTGGTAGCAGACAAGAAGTTAGAGCTGGTAATGGACATGTTTAACAATCAATTCTGGAAAAGTTATCCGCGCAACACAATGGGGAGAGAGAATGCGTGGAAGGCGTTTAGTGCATTGCCTATGACAGAAGACCTGTTTTTCAAAATCATGGAAGATTTGGCAAACAGGCTGGAAGGGGAGTGGTCTTCTGGTGCAATTAGTCAAATCCCGACAGCTAATCAATATATAACGGGGAGGCTGTGGGAGAAGCCTGGTGTTCCTGCGGTTGCGATTATTAATCATATAGCAAAGAAAGCTGAAGGAACTGCTCGCGGTACCCGTTTAAGTCCTGACTGGCAGCTTCCCAGGGCATGGGGGGAGTGGGCAATGGAGCATAGTAATTTCACTGGCCAGGAGATTCTGGAGATTGCGGAACAATTCAGGGACTACTGGATAGCCCGTTCTGATAGTGGCGCTATAAAGCTGAATTGGCATGCTACCTGGCGTAATTGGATCAGAAGCCCGCTTAATAAGAAGCGTCTTGCTACGTTTGCCGAGCAAACCAGGGATTTTAAAGAGACCCGTGGGAAAGAAGTTTTTAATCATTTAGGTAATGCCAGTACCGATACTTTAAAAGCGTGGGGGTTGTAATGGATACCAAAGTAGATATTTTTTTCGAACTTTTGCGGGCTGTGTACGGGGCTGCGCGCTATGAAGCGCAGTGGCCTGACCAAACACATGAGCAAGCAGCTAAAACGCTCTGGAAGGAAAGAATAGGGCGCTTTAGTGAGGGTGAATTAAAGTCTGCCATAGATAACGCACAGCGAATGAGCATGAATGGAGAAAAGGAATGGCAATGGCCCAATATTGGGCTGATTTTATCAGGGGCCGGCCGTTTTAACGCTACGGCTCATCGGTTGCTGTTATCCGGTAGGGAGCGTGGGCCAGAGGAGAAGGAACGGCTGAGGCTTGTGGCATTAGCCAACGTTAACCGTTTAAAAAGTTTGCTGGATGAGGATAGGCCAGGGGAGGGGGAGCTTTGTCCGTTTTAAGGCGTATTTGGCCGCGAGAGCTTGCCGCTACCATCATCCTTAGAAAAACCCCTGCTGAAAGGTCGGCTGAATTACAGCGGGTGCCAGAAGAATACAGGGCTTGGGTTAAACACTTGGTGGAAGATTATTATGCAAAGCGAAAATATAGAAAGCAGCGTTAACCTCGTAATCGGAATAGACATCGGGATGAGCGGGGCACTCGCTCTGTTTGATCCGCGCATGAATCTGGTTATCACGATTGATGATATGCCCACTATCCGGGGAGACAAGAGCCGCCGTAAGCTGGATGTGAGCGCGCTGTGTGAGTTGCTGACGCATTACAAGCGGCATGGGGCAACACGGATAGTGCTGGAGGATGTCCATCCGATGATTAGAAACGGGTCTTACAGCGCCTTTTTGTTGGGCCACAGCAAAGGAACGATGGAGGGGATAGGTTCTGCTATGGGCTTTGAGCTGTGCAAGATAAGCCCGCAGAAGTGGAAGAAATATTATGGTTTGTTGAATGTTAATAAAATCCCCCAGTCGGCTATGAAGCAGTTATCAATTAACAAAGCAAAAGAGCTAAACATCGGGATAGATCGCTTTGTTGCGCGGGCCATGGATCATGACCGGGCAGAAGCAGCGCTCCTTGCCGCTCTGCCTGATCATGTGTTAGAAATTATTAGTTAAATCAATATCGTTTATCTCGTAAAAATTGCTATCAATAACACCATCGCTCTCAAGCTCTCGGTATGATTTGCTTTGATCTACCACTAATTTTTGTACTTTGTAGTCCATAATGTCACCTATTGATTAATAATATAATGCGTCATCTAATGTACAGCCGTTATCATTAGCCAGTCTGTCCTCGTCAAAAAAACACTTAATTCTGGCGATTTTTTTGGATCATTAATCCATACTTTGCTGTGTTTTAACGTGCCAGTATTGTCACGCCACGATATGCCCGGTACACGTACCGTGACAGATCCATCACGGTGGCTCACAAGCTCGTAGTACGTGTTGTAAATACCGCATGTCACGTTAATATATCTGCTCATAATCTCACCTATCTGTCGTATAAAAATGGGATGCCGTTTCGGAATGCAACGGAACGACAATACGCGACTATGTCTTTTTCCAGCGCGTCTGGCTTAAAGTCTGCGATAACATCAGGCGCAATGGTGCCACGCGTGAATGCGTATAGACTGTACATGTCGAATGGCTGCCCGGCATCTACTACGACACAAACGCCTTCCGACATTTCGACCCGGCACAAGCACAATTTTTCTACAGTGCTGAAATCCGTTTCGGCTACTCCATTCCACTTCGTCAAATCTTGCGTTTTCATATTTCTACCCTCGTATGTGTTTGGTTTATGCTGCTGCTGTAATTTTATTACTATCTAAATGTAGCCTGCCTTGTAGCAAGCCTACTGCTTTGCTTGCGGCTGCTGCCGCTTGAAAGATTAGCTTTTTATCGTCTTTCAAGCCGCTAATCCAGCTTTGCAAATACGCTGCGGCATGACGGGCTTCATATTCAAGTCCCAGTTCAGCCATTAAAAAAGCGCTTCCAAGCTCTGCTATTAACTCTTCTTTAGCGTACTTAGCACATCCGAACATGCCACTTAAATCACGGTTAAGCCGGTCTTTGTGGCCGGTAGAATGGGTCAGTTCGTGCGCCAAGGTGGAAGAATATAAAGCTTCGCTCTTAAACTGATCAAAATGTGGCAATGCGATATAGTCCTCAGATGGGCTATAAAACGCCTTGTCTCCTCCATGCTTTATTGCCATGGCATTGTATACTGCCAAATCCAAAACAGCCCCACGAGGGCTTATGTGGGGTGTGACAGGTTTTAATTTTGGTACTTGCAGGTTTTCACACTGCTCAACATTAAATACAGTATATTTGCGTAATAACGGTACTGTTAGTTTCTCATTAGTTTTCTTGTCCTCTACTATAAGCGGCTTAAAGAAAACGACCATAGAGCCTGATTCGCCTTTTCTAACGTTCCCTCCGAGGCTTTGAGCCTGTTTATAGGTTAGCCATGCGTTGCTGCCATAGTCACCCTCAGAGGCCCACAAAAGCGGTAGATTGATTCCAGAGTAATTAGTGCGGCTTACTGCATTGTAAGGTAACAAACCATCAGCATTGTTTGACCCTTTACGCCATGGCCTTTCCCAGGGCAATTTACCGGCTTCCATAATAGCCAGAATCTTGTCTGTAACTTCTTGATGAATGTCTCTTTTTGGTGCGTCTTTCATTTGCATTTCTCCGGTTTTGATTGCCAGCGGTATCTGACAACTTGGGTATAAATATATATTAATTATATATCTTTGTAAAGGGCATTTATCAACCTTTTAATAATCTGTTGTTATTGTTGATAGCTCCCACTTATCAATTTAATCTAAAGGAGACCTTCGGTCTAAAATGACTTGACAGGTTTTATAGGTGATTTCTAAAATGCGGTTTAGAGAACTGGCTTTATCAAATATTTGGCTTAATCAGTATCCGTGATAAGCACATCATAACTACTACCCGCATAAAGCATTCATATACCTAACATACCCCACACACATCAAGCATCCATTATAACAATGGTTTTGTTTTATGATTTTTGGAAGGTGGGATGATTGGGGGGATATGGGGGGAAAGAAGGGAGGAAACCTTTTATAATTTTATGCTAAACTCTCAGTACCGTAATTGCTTTTAGCTCATATTCTTAATTAACTTGGTCTTTAAAAAAAATAAGGTTGCGCCCCCACCATGGCTAGATCAAAGCGAAAAGAAGTTACCCTCACCCAAGCCGAACTAATGCCGGGTAATACTCTACCCATAGTCAAACTGGCTAACGGATTTACCAAGCAAATTACCCAATTGGATATAGATAAGATTCAAGAGCTATGCAGCATAGGCGCTAAGGCGGAGTATGTGGCATATAGTCTGGGGATGAGGTTGCGGGATTTGGAGAGTTTGAGGTTAGATTTTCCTCAAATAGACGATGCCATAAATAATGGCTGCGCGATGGATGAATTTGAGGTTTCTAACTCTCTCCGGGAACAGGCAACCAATGGAAATGTGCTTGCGTGTATCTATTACACAAAAGCTCGTCACGGCTGGCGTGAAAAAGACACTCCAAATCAAAATAATTTAACAATTATTCAGGTCACTACCGGGATTACACGGCAGGACTAAAGCCCAACCTTTGACGGGTTGTGCTTAGTCCTCCTAAGCCCGTGTAAGCTTGCTTGCATGGGTTAGGAGGGCTTGCCACCGGCAGGGTTATTATAATTACGGTACTGTCAGTTTCTCATGGCCACCTGTAAGGGTGGCCCACTAATAGCGCCCTTAGCTTGTGCGGAGCACAAGTTTCAATCGTGTCCTGGGCAGTAGCACTACCCTTTCAGACAACTTCTTAAATAGACTTATCTTTGACTAAGAGGGGGGGGAGGGGGAAAATTTGGAGATCACAATATTTAATGTATGCCTCCAGAATTTTTTCTACTTTTCTCGCCCCCCCCCCTTCCCCTTCC